GTGCCCTGTTTGGTGATGTGATGCACAGCTTCGACGCCTTGAATCTGGATTGGCGTGCCTGCTGGCAGGTCGGTGGTGCTAGAGACCGTGATGGTCTGGAAGCGGTTGTCCACGTTCTGGGTCTCGCCGGTGGCGGCAGTCTGGGTTGCTTGTGGCACGTAATAGTTGCCAGCAGCAGCCAAGGTGCTCATCGTCGGGTCTGCACCAGTGCGAGCCGCGATGCGGTTTGCGTAGTCCAGCTTGTAGGTGTCAAAGCCTGCAACCATGCCGACGAACGAGCGCTCGAAAGCGTTGTTCGACTTGCTGCCTGCGAAGCCGCGAGACGCAGTTCCTGACTGAGCAGTACCACCAGCGATGTTGCCAGCGATGCCGTTGTAGTCGCGTGAGGACAGGGCCAGGTAACGATCAAAGGCTTGGACGCCCTGCTCGTTCATGATCGAGTCGCACAGTGCGATGTCGTCGTAGTCACCAGCAGCGGTGTTCACGGTCACGACCAGCGAGCCTTGGGCTGCGGCCACGTTCATGATGGCGATGTTGATGTCGGAGGCCAGCTTTTGCTTTGCAGCTTCGCCCAGGCGACCTTCTTGCAAGGCATCACGCAACTCAAGTGCGTCCAAGATGAACGGCACGGACTTTTGGAAGCCGAGCGTTGCAGGGACGGAGAGCTGGGTGTAAGCCGTGAAGTTGCCGGTCTGATCCATGCCATCATAGCTTTGGGCAATGTAAGGCTGGGGGCGGTAGATCACGTTGTTGGTGCGCTCCATCATCGAGCCGTCGGTGTTGTAGACGGACACGTTGCGGGACAGTACCAGCGCATCGTTAAAGCCTTCGAGGATGTCCTCGAACGCGACGCGCTCTTCTTTGGAAAATGCGTTAGACATTTTGTGTTCCTATTGAAAAAAATTATTTGGAAGCTGATCGTTTCTGCGCTTTGTACTGGATGACTTTCGTCATGTTTCCAGTCCTTGCTGCTTCTTCTCTCAGCCGATCAAGGGTTGAGTCCACCGCGCCAGATGATCGTCCAGTTCCCGAGACAATGCGTTCTGGTGCGGGTGCTGCCCTGCGGTTGGTAACTTTCAATTCTTTCTCCAGTTTCGCTACCGCGAAGGCAAACTTCACGGGGTCTGTGATTTCAGCAATTTCCTTGGCCTTCTTCGGGTTCTTGCCGAGTGCATAAATAACCAGGGCTGGATTGTCCGCGCCTTGCAAGACGACGCCTTGCTGGGTGATGTTCAAGAGCTGCTGGACAGTTTCCTCAGCATCCTCGTAGTCACGTACCTTCAGCTCGGCCTTGGCCTTGCCGTAGGAGTCCAGTTTGGCTTGCCAGGCTTGATGCTGCTGCAGCTCGGACTTCTTGACCGTCTCGGTCTCCAAGTCGTGCTGGCGCTTGCGCTCATGCCATGCGTCCAATGCTTGCTCGTACCTATCCGCATCGTAGTCGTGGTCTTCCAGCTTTGGCTTCGGACCCATTATCACGACCGGCTTGTTCTCAGTCGTAGTGGCCGTTAGCCTGGCTTCGAGTTCACGAATGCGTCGCTCTTTTTCCCTGTTCGTTTTCCGCAACTCACGCACCCATTCAGGCGCACGAACTTCCTCTTCGGTGGGTGGCGCTTCCTCACCAATGCTGACGACTACCTCGTCATCGGGCTGGTCTGAGTCATCGACAATGTCGATTTCCTCGGTGACCTCGTCCTTAAAAACGATCTCTTCGTCCGCAAATACTGCCTCTTTTTGCATCTTTGACCCCATCAAACTCACCCATGGTGCGGCTGGGTGGATGCCGTTTCTCACATTTTCACTTACTTTTTGTCATCTGACAACAGGCTGGACCTCTTGGCCCATGACGGCCTGCTGGGCTGCCTCGATTTCGGTCAGCACCATGTTCTGTTCCTGCACGCTGGTCTTGGCCAGGGTCTCGGCTGTCTTGGCCCTGGACAGGCCAGCGTCGGCCACGGTCTTTATCGTGCTGGCTCGTGCCTGGGCAGCCTTGGCTACGGCCTCCTCGGCTGCGGCCTGCAAGAAGATGGCGTTCGGGTCTTGCTGCTGGCCCTGTGCCTGCTGCTCGGCCATGAGTTCCTCAGCCTCTTGCTCTGTCGGCTTGACCACGCCCATGCGCAGGAGCTGCTTGCGGAAGAAGTCGCGCACGTCGCCGATGCCCTCGCCCTCCATGTTCATCATGGCCATTGCCTGGAGCACCTGCTTGGTCTGCGCATCATCGGTGATGGCCATCATGCCGGTCAGTGCCCGAACGGTGGCTGCACGCTTGCTGGAGCTGGATGGGCCGACATCGACGACCACGTCGAACTTGGCGCCACTCAGATCGTTCTGCATGACCACCTCGCCGGTGTCGCTCACCATTGGCTGCATCAGCTCGACTGTGTCCACGTCCTCGGTCCGGCCGATCACCTTCATGCGCCTGCCCTCTTCGACGTAGATGTCCTTGGCCATGCTGAGCCAGATCTCGCCGCAGCGCTTCATGCCCTTGGCAAAGTTGCTCATGTAGATGTAGGTCTGCATGTCGATGCGGGTCTGGATCATCTCGACGGCCTTGCCGGAGATGTTGCTCACCATCTTGTCGGCCTGCTGCGAGCTGCCCAGGATGTCCTGCATGTCCTGCTCGGTGATCTGCAGCAAGGCTGCCATCGCTGGCGGTATCTGTGCGCTGCGGGTGTAGGCCACCGGGCCGCTGATGGTCTGGCTGCCGTCTGGCGCCGTGATCGGATTCACCAGCAGGTAGGGGAAGTTGCGCAGGTTGTCATCTGCCCACATGAGCTGGTGGCCGGAGACCTGCTCAGGCGTGAGGATGGGCTTCTCGACGCTGGACAGCGCGCTGATCTCGCCCAGCTTGCTGAGCTGCATGTTTTTCAGGCGCTGCGCATCCTTGGCCAGGCGCACGTGGCCCATGCAGCGCTCGATGTTGTCCACGAACCAGCGCTTGCCGTAAACCGGCACGATGGGGATGCAGTTGCCTGCGATGTAGCCTGCGTCTTCGAGCACCTTGCCGCCGGACATGATGTACTTGTGCACGCGCTTGCGCTTGATCTTGCGCCGCCGCACCTCGCGGCTGCCGATGGCGTTCAGGGTTTCTTCGAGGTTCTCGTCCTTGTCGAAGTCGATCTGGCGGTAGCGCTCCTCGGTGCCGTCGATGGCTCGGAAGATGCGGATGGTCTCGTTGACCTCCTCGACCTTGTAGTATTCGGCAATAAACACCACGTCAGGAGTGGCCCAGTCGAACTCGTACTGGTGGATAATCTTGGGCCAGTCGGTCGGGTCGTCGCCCCATTCCTCTTTATAGCTGGCCCTGGTCATCGAGGTGACCACGAAGCAGGACTTGGCGTCCGACTTGTCCTGGCGCTTGCTGTTGAGGTCAAAAAATACCGAGCTGTCGGCGTCGAAGATCGGCTCCATACGGATGCGCTGATACTCGTTTTCCTCGTCCTCCTCGTCCTCGTAGACGGTGCGCAGGCGCCAGGCGCCAAAGCCGCCACCCACTGCCTCCTCGAAGGCATTGTCGTAGGCCTCATCGGCCACGCTGTCCTGCTCGTCGGCACGGTACAGACCGTCGCAGGTCTCGGCCAGCTTGTCGTTCTCGCCGTCCTTGCTGACGTAGTCCACCGTGATGCGGTTGTTGCGGTATTCGTTGACGATGCGGATCACCGACAGCATGATCTTGTTAACTTCGAACTTGGGCTTGTTCTCGTACTGGTCCCAGAGTGGGCCTTCCCACTGAGCACCGCAAAGGCTGTAGAAGCGCCGGTCCTGCAGGCACTGCAGGCGCTCGTCGCGCAGGGCAGTCTGAATGTCATTAAATTGCTTTAGCGCATCATCGTGCAGGGTGCTCAGGAATTGCTCTTTGGAAATGCGTGCCATATTTTCGCCCTCGTTACAAGTATTTTCTCACCATTTGCTGTTTACTGGCAATGGTGTGAAGTTTATGGACCGCGCAATGGGCACCGCCCTGCGCACGCCTTCGCAAGCATATCGCAGCGCATCGATGACGTGATTCTTCTTGTCCTGGAGCACCGGCAGCACCTTGCCGGTCAGCGGGTCGGTCTTGTAGCTGTAGAACATCAGCTCGTCGACAGTGTGCGTGCATCGCGGGTGAACCACGATGTCATAAGACTTGAGCCACTCGACGCCCTCCTCGACCGACTTGGCGCCTTTGACCGCGCCCATGATCTTGGGGAAGCCGTGCTTGCGCATGTGGCTGATCGTCTCGGGCCGGGAGCTGTCGGCCACGATCGGCCACTTCTCGGCCTCGGCCACGGTCATGAACAGGTCGGGAGTGTTGATGATCTCGCAGCCGACCATGTAGGCCTCTTCGTCGATGTAGAGCGTGCGGCCAATGATGTGGCAGCGCACCAGCACAGTCGGGTCGGATGCGAAGCCCCAGTCGGCGCCCAGCCGGTGGATGGCGTCCCGTGGCGTCTCGAACTCCTCGACGCGCCAGTTGCGGAAGACGCGCGCGCTGCTGTTTTGCAGGTAAGCACCGCGCCAGACGTGAGCGTACTTATCCGGGTCTCGGGACAGGTCGTACTCCATCTCAAAGCGCAGCACGTCGGGAAACCAGGGATTATTGGTGTAATTGACCTCGACCACCACAGCGTCGGGTGGCGGCTGGTCACCGCGCAGCAAGTGATCGACCGGGTCGCTGGCCTGGCTTGGGTTCCAGGTGAACCACAGCTCGGAGCCGGGCTTGCGGATGGTTGGCCGCAGCAGGTCCAGGCTGCGCTGCGATAGGCTCTGTGACTCCTCGCACCAGGCACGGTCGTAGCCCTCCAGCGACTTGATCGAGTCGGCTGTGTGGTTCTGCATGCCTTGGAAGATGATCAGGCCGTCACCCTTCTTGGACTTGATGACGGCCTCCTGCACCTCGAAGTAGGCACCGGCATTCATCTGCTCGATCTTGAGTTCGAGCAGGCGCTTGACGGACTGGGCCAGTGATTTCTGGACCTCGCGCACGCAGACGCTGCGGCTGGTCTGGTCAATGATGTGGGCCTCGATCATCATCTCGGCAAAGGCGTGGGACTTGCCAGAGCCACGGCCACCGTGTGCGCCCTTGTAGCGCGCAGGCTCCAGCATGGGCAGCGCCCACTCTGGGGTCTCAATCTTGAGCGTTTGCTTTGCCACGGACAATCACTCGCTCGATCTTGGTGAACTCCAGCGGCACACCATTTGCGCCGGTCAGCTCGTGCTGCTGGGTTTCCTTCCAGCGCATCTGGGTCTTGGACCACCAGATGGCTGCAGTCGTGTCGCCTGTCATGACTTTCTGGAATAGGGTTTTCCCTACCTGTGCATTGGCCTTGGACTTGCCGGACACCAGCTCGGAGCTGAAGTGTGCGCGCAGCGTGTCGACGTGGATGCCATTGCGCACCAGTGCGCCGATCTGCTCGATGGGCAGTCCGTAGCCGGACAACGCCTCGACTTGCTTGCGCTCGGCATCGGTCGGCTCGAAGGCTGGTCGACCTGCGCCTTCACGAGCGCCGCCATTAGGGCCGCGCTTTTTTAGTACGGGTTTTTCAGTTTTTGGCTTCTTAGTTGCCATGTGTAACCTCCGCGAAAGGTTGGTTTTCTGCGTGTAGTGGAGCGGGTGGATCGGTGTCGCGCCGTCGCTGTTCTGGCTGGTCGCCAGTCATCGCCTGCTTCACCCGCGTGATCTTTTCGCCTTTGTACATGGATGCGCCCATGTCGCTAATTTTTGAGAATGGTAGCACAGGCACCGTTAAACGATCTTGGGCTTCCGGATTCAGGAAATACACATACCGAAGCTGAAAACCCTGCAATGGTTTTGCTCCATTTTTTTTCCAATATCCTGCACTTTCGCCTTTTTTTATGTAATTTGAATTGTTTAAGGTTTTGTCCGCAATTACTTCGCCGTTTGGCATCAACAAAATAGTTTTGTTTTCTTTGATGCCGCACAAACTAAATCCAGCCGCCCTATAAATAGCACCATCTCCGCATTGCGTGCCATCACTGAAGGAAACAATCCATTCAATATGCGGGTAATGCTTGCGAATCAATCTAAATGCCACCGCCATTGCGCGGCTTTCACTGTTGCGCGGCAGCGTTTCGCTGAATGCCATGCGATTCAATTCTAAAAAACCATTCCATCCTGTGTTTTTTACAAGGCCAAGCGTTTTACGTTTGTCCATGCTGGGGCCAAAAGACATTGCGCCTTCCAGCTTGTCACTTAAAAAAACGCCAAAGTGCAGTTGGCTGTTTGGCACCACTTTGCCGCTGTAGTGAATTCTCTTCACCACGTCATTAGCTGCCTGCGCTGTGATGGGCTTGATAATGATGTCCTTAGCGCTTGCCATTTTGTCCTTCCAGCCATTCGCTGCAAATAAGCGCCAGTGCGTTGCCATTGGTATTTTCATTTAGGCCAGTGTCTGCCAGTGGGTTGGTGCGTGCCAGCGTGATAGCGTTTTCCACCACCTCGGCCTGCTCGTCGTGCAGGGTAAATGTTTTTTGTTGAAATGGTTCTTTTTCGCCATCCCTAAGTTCTGGCATTTCTGCTTCCGCATTGTCGTCAAATTGGAATGCTGCAATCTCTTCGGCTGTAAAACCAGTCAGATCAAGATCAAATTCCATTCCCTGAAGCTCGCCCAGCTCAAGCCGCAACATCTCATTGTCCCAGCCTGCATTCATGGCCAGTTTATTGTCGGCCAGCACGTAGGCGCGTTTCTTGGCATCTGACCAGCCTTTGGCCACCATGACAGGAACCTCGGTCATTTGAAGGCGCTGTGCGGCCAATGTTCGGCCATGACCGGCAATGATGCTGCCATCCTCATCCACCAAGATCGGTGTTGTCCAACCCCACTCTTTGATGCTGGCAGCGATCTGGCCGACCTGCTCATCGCTGTGCGTTCTGGCATTGCGAGCGTAGGGCACCAGCTTCTCAATTTTCCATCGCTCGACTTTGTCTGCGGGATTGTGGGTTTTCGTGGTCATGCTGCATTGTCCTTCATGTTTTGGATTCTCGCCAGTTTCATGGCGTCCTTCAGGTCGAGCCTGAGCTGCTCGGTTGCGGCCTGCTCATCTTGGAGCCTGGTGTAGCAGTCGGTCGCAAACTCGGCCAGGGTGTCGTGCTGCCAGCTCTTGAAGTCTGGGGTCTCTCGGTGTTGCTTCATGTTAGTACCTGCTCACTTTCCTGTGGATAACTTTGTCCCTGATTTTCCGCATCCCGTTGCCCCTACCGCCCCTAACGTATACGTTTTAGGGGCGGGGAGGGGCGATTTAACGGGCTTTTGCCCCTAACCCCTAAAAACCCCTAGGGGCACTCAGGGGCGTTTAGGGGCGATTTTGTCCCCCATTTTTTTGCATCAGCATGGCACTTGCCTGCGCCTTGTTGATGAAAATCCAGCCGTGTTCAGTCGATTGCAAAGCGCCCGAGTTGAGCATTTGCGAGATGATTCCATCCGGTCTGGATGCCTCGGTTTTGTTCTTTGCGGTGCGCTCGGTCGCGCCATCTTTGACCAGCAGCTCACGCAGCGCCGACCTGCTGACGTAGGGGAAACCCTCACGCTCTTCGGCACCCGAGGCCCACCAGGCACGCTCGACTGTGCGCACGTTCTCGT